CATACACCTTTTGTCTTATGAAGAGATTAAAACAGCCATGGAATTGCAGGGTATTGATAGACCAGACATCTACTCAAACACCTTATTACTAGCAGACACAATAGAAGATTATGACATTCAAGAAGGATTAAACCTTCTGCCAGTACAGTACAAGAGTCCTGACAAGGAACTTGCAAAGGTTGCATTGGAAGGTTTGGTAGAAAGAGGTTTGTCAGAAAACCAAGAATACCTTGATAGACTTCAAGAAGAGTTGCAGATTATTAAAGATAAAAAGTTTGCACCATACTTCCTTGTTGTAAGTAATATGATTAACTGGGCAAAGAAAGAAGGGGTTATGGTTGGGCCAGGCAGAGGCTCTTCTGCTGGTTCTCTTGTTTGTTATGCTTTAAAGATTACAGACATTGATCCAATTAAACATGGACTTCTGTTTTTCCGTTTTATTAATCCAGAGCGTAACGATTTTCCTGATATTGACACTGATATTCAAGATACTCGCCGTGATGAAGTTAAAGATTATTTAGTTAGACAATACCGACATGTTGCATCTATTGCCACCTTCTTACAGTTTAAAGACAAGGGAGTTGTCCGAGATGTTGCACGAGTTTTAGATATTCCGCTAACAGATGTTAACAAAGTTTTAAAGTTGGTAGATACTTGGGAAGACTTTTGTAGTTCTAAGTCAACAAGAGAGTTTAGAGAAAAATATCCAGAGGTGGAGGTTTATGGTGAACAATTACGTGGTCGTATTCGTGGTACTGGTATACACGCTGCTGGTGTGGTCACTAGCAAAGATCCGATTTTTAGGTTTGCGCCGTTGGAGACGAGATCTTCTCCTGGGTCTGATGAACGTATACCTGTGGTTGGTGTCGACATGGAAGAGGCTGAACGCATCGGGCTTATAAAAATTGATGCACTAGGACTTAAGACTCTTAGTGTTATTCAAGATGCAGTATCAATGATTAAAGAAAATCATTATAAGGATATTGAACTATTATCTATTGATATGACAGATCCAAAAGTTTATGAAATGCTATCTGACGGATATACAAAGGGTGTGTTTCAATGTGAAGCAACCCCTTACACAAATCTTTTAGTTAAGATGGGTGTAAAGAATTTTAATGAACTTGCTGCATCAAATGCACTTGTTCGTCCTGGTGCTATGAATACCATTGGTAAAGACTACATTGCTCGTAAGCATGGCAAGCAAAATGTATCTTATATACACCAAATTATGAAAGAGTTTACGGAGGATACTTATGGCTGTGTTCTTTACCAAGAGCAAGTTATGCAAGCATGTGTACACCTTGGACAAATGTCCATGTCGGAAGCAGATAAAGTTAGAAAAATCATTGGAAAGAAAAAGGATGCTAAAGAGTTTGATGTATACAAAGAACAATTTGTCAAAGGTGCTTCTGCCTATATTGCTCCCAATCAGGCTCTTGATCTATGGCATGACTTTGAAGCACATGCGGGATACTCGTTTAACAAGTCTCATGCGGTTGCTTACTCTACGCTCTCGTATTGGACGGCGTGGTTAAAATATTACTACCCTCTTGAGTTTATGTTTGCATTGCTTAAGAATGAAAAAGATAAAGATGGTCGCACAGAGTATCTTATTGAGGCAAAGCGTATGGGAATTCCAATTAAACTTCCACACATTAATGACTCTGATTTAGATTTTAAGATTGAGGGCAAAGGAATCCGTTTTGGTTTGACTGGTATTAAGTTTATATCAACAAACATTGCAGAAAAATATATTGCTGCCCGTCCATTTACATCCTATAAACAACTTGAAGAGTTTACTTTTACAAAAGGCAATGGTGTCAATAGCCGTGCATTAAATGCATTGCGTGTTATTGGTGGAGCAACATTTTCAGATCAACCAAGAAACGATGCAGAAATTAAAGAAAACCTGTATGAGTTTTTAAACCTTCCAGAGTTTAACATTACGATTCCATCTCATTACTATGCATTTATACAAGATGTTGATTCTTTTGAAGAAAAAGGATCCTTTATTTTAATGGGAATGGTTAAGGCAATTAAAAGAGGAAAAGGTTGGTCACGAGTTGAAATTTTGGACAAGACTGGCAGTGTTGGTATATTCGATGAAGAGTCTACGACTATTGAGACTGGTCGTACTTATCTTATTCTTGCAAATGATAATAGGATTGTTTCTGCAATACCTGTTGATGAAATAAAAGCATCTTCAAATGCTCTTGTTAGATTCTTAGGATATAAACAACTACCATATAAGGATGATGAGATGTTTGTAGTTTCTTTTAAGCCTAGGATTACAAAGGCTGGGAAGAAAATGGCCTCATTAACATTAGCAGATACCAGCAGAGACTTGCACTCTATCACTGTATTTCCAACGGCATTTCCAAAAGCATACATGAATATTGAAGAAGGCAAAGCATATAAATTTAGTTTTGGTAAAACAAAAGATGGAACAATAACACTGGAGGATGTAAATGGTTAGCATGGAAGAAGCATTAGCACAACTTGACCCAAAGTTAAGAAAAAAACTTGGTAACGGAGTTGGTATTAATTATGAGTACCAAGCAACACCTAGTTTTGGTTTAAACCGTGCATTAGGAGGAGGCCTTCCGTATGGAAGACAAGTTCTCATCTGGGGATCTAAGTCGTCTGCAAAGTCCTCTATGTGTCTTCAAATGATTGCTTTAGCACAAGCAGAAGGAAAGTTATGTGCCTGGATTGATTCAGAAATGTCATACTCAGAAGACTGGGCTAGACAACTTGGCGTAGATCCAACAAAACTAATTTATTCACAAGCCAGAACTATTAGCGATATGGTTGACGTTGGAGTTGGACTAATGAATGCTGGAGTTGATTTAATTGTGATAGACTCTATTACATCAATGCTTCCTGCCATATATTTTGAAAAAGATACAGATGATATGAAGGCTTTGGAGAATACAAAACAGATTGGAGCAGAGTCCCGTGACTTTAGTAACGCATGGAAAATGCTTAACTATGCAAACAATAAAGTTAAGCCAACTCTGCTTGTTCTTATTTCTCAGTCTCGTAACAATATCAATGCTATGTATACTAGCCAGCAGCCTTCTGGTGGTCAGGCTACTAAGTTTTATTCCTCATGTATTATTAAACTCTTTTCTTCAGAGTCAGACAATCAAGCACTTAAGGGAAAGATTAAAGTAGGAGATAAGTTAATTGAAGAAAAAATTGGTAGAAAGATTCGCTGGGAATTACAGTTCTCTAAAACCTCTCCAGGGTTCCAAAATGGTGAGTATGATTTTTATTTTAGAGGTGACGATATTGGTATTGATGCTATTGGTGATTTGGTTGACACAGCAGAATCAGTAGGCTTAGTTAATCGTACTGGTGCTTGGTATCAACTTGATGATGGTACAAAGGTTCAAGGCAGAGAAGGTTTTATTAGTCGTGTTAAAGAAGACCTTGACTTACAAAAAAGTCTAAAGGACAAACTTGCCAATGGCTGAAACAAATTTTAAGGTTTTTACTGGAAAGTTTATTTGTCAAAAATGTAAGTTAGACGTTACCTCTTTAAGGCTTTGGACTGAAACAGGTGATGCTACCTGGATGTGCACATCAAAACATGTATCAAGGGTTGGTCTTATTCCATCTAAAAAGAAAAAAAAGGATTTTGAGGATGAGTGAAAGATCAGAATCTAAAAGAATGGGTGCCAAGCAGCATAAGAATAGTGGTCGCAACAACACCAAAGGCGATGCTTCCTGGAATAATTTTGTAATAGATTTTAAAGAATGCTCAAAGTCTTTTACATTAAACCAAGATGTTTGGGCTAAAGCCACAACAGATGCATTAAAGAAAAGCATGGATCCTGCTTTGGTTATTGTGCTTGGCGAGGGTACACAAAAAGTACGCCTTGCTATAATAGAATTAGATATGTTAGAACAATTAATAGAGGAGAATAATAATGGAACCAACAAAGACAACACTTGAGCAGGTTAATGGGTTAGCAGAAATTGCAGAGTACATGGATGATGAAGAGTTGACAGTAGCGTTGACAATGATTGCTAAGATAATCATTAAGCCAGATATTCCTATACAGGTTGCAAGTCTAGAAATTGTTAGACTCCAGGCTATAGCCGCTAAGATGTCTTTAAAGGCTACTTGGATGGCCAACGTAGACAAAAGTAATAGAGCAAAAAAGAACATTTATTATACTGCAGCAGAATCAATTAACTCTCTTGTTTCAGCACTAAAGTATTTAATACGATAACCGTAACCTGCTATACTTATATAAACAAGGGGATATAATGACAAAAAATTTACTACACACAATAATGATTAAAGAAGTTGAAACACCAGAACAAATAGATGCAAAAGAATTAGTTAATGTTATTCAGCAGGGATATCTTGTAGGTAGAGATCCTGAGCATAAACAAAAAAAGACTTTTGGTCCGTCTACAATTGCATACGGTCATGGAGAATGCCCAAGATATTGGTATCTCGCTTTTGAGGGTGCAGTCTTTGAAGATAATTCAGATGCCTATGCGGTAGCAAACATGACTAATGGTACTCTTTCTCATAGTCGAATTGAGGCAGCGTTTAAGAACTCTGGTATTTCAATTAACTCTGAATTTAAATTGTTCCATGATGATCCACCAATTTTTGGTTATGTGGATAACTTTATTCAATGGAAGGGCGATGAGATTGTTGTTGAGGTTAAAACAACAAACAACGAGGTATTTGAATACCGTAAGCGCACAAACAAACCAAAAATGGGACACGTAGTTCAGTTGCTTATTTATATGAAAATCCTTAAAAAATCTAAGGGTATTCTAGTTTATGAAAATAAAAACAATCACGAACTATTGATTATTCCAGTAGAAGTAAACGATCACTATAGAGCCTGGATTGATATGGCTTTCCAGTGGATGCGTGATGTTCGCAAGGCATGGGAAGATAAAACTCTTCCTACAAAAAACTATAGATCTAATTCAAAAATTTGCAAGAACTGTCCAATCAAAAAGGCTTGCGGAGAAGCAGGGGTGGGCGTAATCAAGATAGCATCCCTGGAGGAACTGAGTGAAGTTATGTAGCATCTGCCACTCATCCTTTAAGGCTGCAGTGAGTTATCAAATTTACTGCAGCAAGGTTTGCAGAGACCTTGCAACTAAAGAAAAAATTGCAGAAAGATATGCCGTCACAAAAAGACAAAAAAGAAAAAACAAGATACGTCTTTGTCTTGGTGGATGTGGTCAAGACCTATCTATCTACAATGATTCTGGATTCTGCGCTAACTGCAATGTTAGTGAAAAGGCAGTTGCAAAAATGTTAAAAGAGTTGAAAGGTTATATAGACTATGAGCAAGAATAAGTGGGGACTAGAAACGATGCCAAAAACTATTTGCGCTATTGACGCTAGTACTAACAGTCTTGCTTTTGCTTTGTTTGATACCCAACAAAAAGCGTTGGGGAGTATTGGTAAAATTTATTTTGAAGGAAGCAACATTTACGAAAAGGTTATGGATGCTGGTAAAAAAGTAAAAGCATTTATTGATTATTATGGTGGATTTGATGCAATAGTAATTGAGCATACTGTATTTATGAATAGCCCTAAGACTGCTGCAGATCTTGCATTAGTTCAAGGCGCTATCCTTGGAGCAGCAGGTCAGTCTGGAACAAAACAAATAGGCAGAGTATCTCCAATTACTTGGCAAATTTTTATGGGTAATGGAAAAATATCTAAAGAAGAACAACTACTGATACGATCTCAAAATCCTGGAAAGTCTGATTCATACTACAAGGCTCATGAACGTATGCTTCGTAAACAAAGAACAATTAATTTTATTAATATAAACTATAATAAAACTATTATAGATAACGATATTGCCGATGCCTGTGGTATAGGTCATTGGGCAATAAAAAACTGGGAGAAAGCGATAGGAGATAATAAATAATGGCAGAGTTAAATGCAAACATACCACCGATAAACTGTTATGTAAGAGGAAACTATTTAAGAAACCATCAAGATAGCCACGACAAATATTTTGAGTGCGTAGTCTTTGGTGTTTCAAGTTTAAAGTCTAGAAGTCCCCTATTTCATATTTTGATGCCAGACGGTGGTCTTTGGTGGAGGCTTCCAATTTCTGCCTTCTGCACTGAGCCAGGAGTTCCTGAAGTTGATCTACACAACTTGGTTCTGTGGAATTCTTTTAGTCATCATGTTGCGGTAACAAGATTTGAAAATTTAACAAACCTTAGAATGTCCTATATAGATAGAACAAAGACAATGCATAAAGGAACGTATTTATTTACACTAGACTGGCATAACCCAGATAGCAATGTCTTAGATGATGGATATTCTGAAAGCCCTGCAGACCACAAATGTGGGCATGTTATTCAAAGAGATGATGGCAATTTTGCAATTCAGCCCAACAATAGGGTCAGGGTATACGAACCTTCTTTTACCCTAGAAAAAGAGTATTTGATTGAAAGAATAATCAATGAAAAAAAATATGATGTAGAAAATCAAGATAAGTGGATTATGGAAAACTCTAATAGGTTTAACTATGATATTGACATAAACCAGGTTGACAAATAAGGATATGACTGCTAAACTGTATACTTCAGAGGTTTTTATGCGTAAGCGTTATCTTATGGATAAGAAAACCCCAGAAGAAATTGCAAAGGAGTGCGGAGCCAGTGTTGAGACTATCTACGTGTACCTTGCTAAATTTGGATTAAGGAAGTCTAAAAGATGAATAAGATAAAGAAGATTATTTTTATAATGTCATTGGCTGCTGCTGCTGGTATTACATATACCATCGTTGCATTAAAAAACATTCCAGAAAGTTTTGACTGGGACGAAGATGAGTAATGATCTTAACATTACTGTTGATCAGGTAAACCATCCTGTACATTACACAACAGACCCATCTGGAATTGAATGTATTCAGATTACTAGACATCGCAATTTTAATATTGGGAATGCCTTTAAGTACTTGTGGAGAGCAGGAATTAAAGATGAAGCAAAAACTATTCAAGATTTAGAAAAGGCCATCTTTTATATTAAAGATGAAATAAATAGACTAGAGGGAAAGTATGTCAACTGAGACAGAACTTATTCAACATCTTGATGAAGTAAATCAAGTAGTTACAGAATACCTAAAGGGTAATGATCCAACAGTTATTTCTAAAGAGTTAGACATTCCACGTACTCGTGTTGTGTCTTTAATTAATGAGTGGAAGGTTATGGCATCTGCAAATGATGCTATTCGTGCCCGTGCAAAAGAGGCTTTGGTTGGAGCAGACACACACTATACAAAATTAATTACAAAAGCATACGAGGTTATTGATGAGGCAAGCCTATCAACGAACCTTGGTGCTAAAACTGCTGGAATTAAGTTAGTTTTAGACATTGAATCAAGAAGAATTGATATGCTACAAAAGGCTGGTCTTCTTGAGAACAAAGAACTAGCAGAAGAAATGATTGAAATTGAAAGACGACAAGAAGTTCTTGTTGGAATCTTAAGAGACATTGCTTCAGAGCATCCAGAGGTACGTGACATTATAATGAAGAGACTTTCTGTTATTGCAAAAGAAGGAGAAGTGATTACTGTTGTCCACGATGTTCAATGATTTTCTTGAAGTATTAAAAGAGAATCACTTTGTTGAAACTCCAGTTGACGTAAGAACATTTGTTCAGTCACCTGACTATCTTGGTCAACCACTTTTGTCTGATATTCAATACGAAATTGTAGAGGCTATGAGCCAGATCTATCGTAAAGAAGATTTGATAGAGATTCTGGGTGATGTCGAAGGCTCAAGACATTTTGCTAAATATACAAAAAACGAACTAATCCTTCAACTTGGCAAGGGTAGCGGTAAAGATTTTATATCAACAGTAGCCTGTGCATATGTAGTGTATAAACTATTATGCCTTAAAGACCCTGCGACTTATTATGGCAAGCCTGCTGGAGATGCTATTGATATTATTAACGTTGCTGTTAACGCACAACAAGCAAAGAACGTTTTCTTTAAAGGTTTTAAAACAAAGATTGAAAAGTCCCCTTGGTTTGCTGGAAAGTATAATGCTAAGGCTGATTCAGTTGAATTTGATAAAGCAATTACTGTCTACTCTGGACACTCAGAAAGAGAATCTCATGAGGGTTTGAACTTGCTCATGGCAGTCCTTGATGAGATTTCTGGTTTTGTAAGTGAGGTAGCCTCTGGCAATGAGCAAGGTAAGACTGCTGACAATATTTATAAAGCATTTCGTGGATCAGTAGACTCTCGCTTTCCAGACCTTGGAAAAGTTGTTTTGCTTTCCTTCCCTAGATATCAGGGTGACTTTATTTCACAAAGGTATGAATCAGTTATTGCAGATAAAGAAACAATTGAACGAACACATACATTTATAATGAACGAAGACTTACCACACACTGACCCAGGAAACCAATTTCAAATTTCGTGGGACGAAGATAATATTCTTCAATACAAAATTCCAAGGGTATACGCATTCAAAAGACCTACATGGGAAGTAAATCCAACCCGTAAGATAGAAGACTTTAAACTAGCATTCTATACTGACCTTGGCGATGCAATGATGCGTTTTGCCTGTATGCCAACATACTCATCTGATGCTTTCTTTAAACAAATTGACAAAGTTGAAAAGTGTATGAACACCAGAAACCCAGTAGATTCATTTAGAAGGTTTGACGAAACATTTGTGCCAGATCCAGAAAAAACATACTACATACATGCTGACCTTGCACAAAAGCATGACAAGTGTGCAGTTGCCATTGCTCACGTAGATAAGTGGGTAAATATTCAGGTAATTAAAGACTACGAACAAGTAGCACCAATTGTAGTAGTAGATGCAGTTGCATGGTGGGAGCCAAGATCAGAAGGCCCAGTTAATCTATCTGAAGTTAAGCAATGGATCATGAACTTGCGTAGACAAGGTTTTAATATTGGAATGGTTTCTTTTGACCGTTGGCAATCATTTGATATTCAAAATGAGTTGCAGGCCGTTGGAATTAGAACTGAGACAGTTTCTGTTGCCAAGAAGCACTACGAAGATCTTGCTATGATGATTTATGAAGAGCGTGTTTCTATTCCAAGAATACCTATCCTGTTAGAGGAAATGTCAGAACTTAAAATTATGAAGGGCAATCGTGTTGATCACCCCCGTAAAAAATCTAAGGACTTAGCAGATGCCGTAACTGGTGCGGTATTTGGAGCAATATCACATACACCAAAGAATAATAATACAGAAATAGAAGTCCATACCTGGTCTACTTCAGCACGACTTGCGGAGAAAGAGCAACGTATGGTAGAATTAGATAATCGGAAAATGCCTGACGATGTTAGGGATTTTTTGGATGGTTTTAATTTAATTTAATATTCTGGTCAAAGTATCAGATAAAACTAACAAGGAGAAAAATGAATTCATTTAAGAAGATTAGTCTAGTCATGGCTGCAGCCCTGGCTGGTACAGTTCTTGGTACGGCAACTGCACAAGCAGTTCCTAC